GGTTTCTTACTGTCCTCGGTGCCGTAACGCGAATACTCCAGAGCCACGCGGCTGCCCGACCAGTTAGCACAATCGACGTTAATCAACGCATTGGCTGGTAGGTCTACCCATTGACGGGTGCCATTCTCGGTTATGCGTACGATCACCGTCCGCTCCTCAGCAAGAACTCAACTGGAGTGGGAGGCTCAATTCCCAATTGCTGGCGAGCGTAATCCTCCAGCGTGGTAGCCGAGCGGAACTCGGCCGAGGTGCCGCTATAGGTCGGTAGGTGGGTCGGTCCGACGTCTAGCACCGAAGCAAAGCGATGTATGTTACGGATGACTTTGCCATCGCTTCGGCGTTCGAATTTTTCTTCGCCAATATTGAATGTGAAGGAACTGCCGCTTACATCTTTGCGACGGATGCGAGCTGCAACCGTTTGATGGATTGGGTCGGAACTGTCGTACGGCACCGAGTAAGCTAGGCCCCGTTTTTCATTGACTAGCTCAAGCGTCTGTGCTGAACGCCGCCCAAGCAGCTGGCTGTCGTCGTGGTGATACAAAGCCAGGATATCCGTCTGGCCGGCAAGCACGTCGTCAAAGGCGCCTGGATGAATCCGCTCAACCATCGTCGGCGTCAGCGAAAATTCAGTCTTTGCAGTGCCGTCGTAGTACACCGCTGCGTAGCCTCGAATCGCTCGTTCTTCATGGATTTCAACGATCCCTTGGTGGCCGCGTTGCTCAGCTGTCATCGTTTGGTGCCTTGTTCTTAAATGCAGCGATTTGTTCTTCGGTCAGCGGTGGCTCGTTGAACATGCGTCGGGCTGTATTCAGGTCCAAGAACCCCCACTGGCAGCCCATCATCGCAATCTTGGCTTTGGTGTCCGGGTCCGCCCATTGCAGGCTGTCAATTTCGTAGTCAACGATTAGCCGGCCCTGCTCGCTTGGTAGCAGCAATTTACGATGGAATTGGCTGCGGGCCTGAATCAACCAACTGGAAAGACACGAGTCGACATACTGCCGATTGTCTTGGTCCAACGAGTTGTATGATGAAGAGTCTTTAAGGCCAAGCTTGCTAGGCGGCAGGTTGTAGACCCGCGCCACCTGCCGGGCCGTGTTTTCATCTAGCTCGACTGCAGTGGCATCGCGTAGACTGCTCGTCGTGCTCTGCCAGCGAAAGCCGTCCTTGAGGACCAGCGTCTTGAACCACTTTCCCTGACGCGGCCGCTCTTCGACCTGGCGCTGCACGTTTTCAATCGCCTGCTTGCCTGCCATAGGCGGAGCCATCAAAATGCCGCCCTGCTGCGTTCCCTCTTCGAAGTATTTCGACGTGAAGTCCTGCGCATTGATGGCCTGCTTGAACGTCTCTCGATACAGCCGAACGGGATGCTCCGGCGACAGTCCATCGAGGTTCAAGTACTCAAGATAGAGGACGTCGTCGTTTGGCAGGTATTCAATGCGCGGCCTGCCGTTTTCGTCTCGAATCTCAGTCGCAAACCAACGTCGGCCACCGAAGTACTTCGGTTCCGTTCTGTCGGGTAGCAGCGGGACCAGCTCAACCGCGTCAGGCCCAACTCTGTCGATCCAAATAGCCGATCGGCCCCAGAGCAGGCAGTGGAAAAACCAATCGAACAGAATGTCGAAGGTCGTATCCGTCTCGTTCGGGATGCCCCAGAGCCCGACAAGGTTCAATGCTGGATGGTCCGGCACCCGGGCCCGGTTCTCGCCGTCCAGTTCATAGACCATCGCCGGCAGCTTGGCACAGTCGCCGGCAATCATTTGCAACGCCTGGCTTACCGATGGATAGCCGGCCACGCGTCGGTTAGATACCGACGTTTCGGTGAACGCATCAAGCGAATAGCTCGGCGTGGCTGACTGGGCGCGTTGTTCGCCGTGGACGGCGGCGCGGATAGTGCGAAGGAGGCTCATGCATTGATGCTACCAGCCAACCGCAGAATCACGAACTCTTCGCCAATCGTTCGACGGTCTGCCGTGCAGCTTCCATCACTTTGTCGATGGTGTTGTTCGTATCATTGATTCGGTTGATACGAATGCAGACAACTATCTCGTTGCCTTTCTTCAGCTCCAGTTCCGGAGTCAGAATCGGGCCGAACGTAGCGGCGGTCTGCTGCTCACCTTCTTCGGGAAAGGGGTAGAGGGCAAAATAGCCGTCGGGAGTCACTGAGCCGTCATGCTGTGCCATTGTCACGCTTTCGTAAATACGCCTCGAAGAATCAACAACGCGCCGACCATAAACGCGGCCATGCGCAATGAGTACGTGCTGAGCGTCACTATAACGATCAGCCAGCCGAAAAACCAGCTAGCCGACCCATTCTGTTGGGTTGTCGCTGACAGCCTGCTGCCCATCCGGCGAAAGAGCTCTTTGCAGCGCGATAATCGTAGCGGTAAGTCCGTCAATGCGTTTGCTACTCCGCTTTTTACACGGTCGTACATTGTTGTTGCTGTCTGTGATTGCTTTGGCATTTCCAATCATCCATTTGAGGCAGGGATTGCCGTCGTGCCGAATTCGTTTGTCGCTCAGCATCCGCTCAAACTCAGCCGACGGATACGCCAGGAACGGCATCGTCTGCGGCACGGCTTGAACAAACACGCCGTTGGCTGCTAAGTCGTTACTCAGACGCTTGGCATTGTACGAGTCGTAGCCGACTTCGACAAAACGTTCTTCGTCCTGTGAGGCCAACACGTCAGCCAAGATGCGGTCCTGGTCAATCTCGCCGCCATCGGTGGCAATGACCCAGCCTTCGGCTATCCACGCGGAAAGCGGAATTTTGTCCTCGTCTTCTTTGTCCCGGACTAGCTCGGCTGGGCAGTAAATCTTGGGCAATATGTCGATGCTACCATCGTCCCGCAGATAAACGGTAACGAAAGCCGCGAAGTCTCGTGTCCGAGCTAAATCTAAGCCGCCAAACTTGATGCCCTCTGGCTCGTCGAACACCTCCAGCTCCGACCACTGGCTTTCATCAAGCCACTGCACACCTTCCTGCGTCCAAATGTTCAAGCGATAGCGTTTGATTGCCGCGATACGTTCCGGATTACCCTTGGCTTTTTGAATGTCAGACAGGATGCCTCGCTCAGGGATTGTGATCCCATAGCTCGGATTGGCCTTTTTCCAGGCATCCAAATCGTCGTAGCGTGAATCCTTCTCCGCCTCGTAGATTACAGCCAAGTGCGATGTTTCCGGATCGTCGCCAGCAATCATCATCTTGGCTCGCTCGTACTCGCTGTAGCACATGCTCGACATGTTATCGCCAGCGGTCGTAATCATGCCTAGCATCGGATTTCGCCGCGCAGCACCGGCGTAGAGCAGTGAATCAAACAGCTTTCTGTCCGTCCAAGCGTGAAATTCCTCCAGGATTAGGCAACTTGCATTCTTGCCTTCGCTGCTGACTGCACTTTTGGTGAGTACCGTCAGCAGTGAATTGCGAGAGTGCCACAACAGTCGGCCTGTACTCCGCCGCACCTTGATGTACTTACTAAGCTGTGGGGACCGTTCCACCATGCCAGCTGCCTCGTCGTACATTTCGAAGCCTTGGCTTTGGCTGACTGCGATAATGTAGACGCGGCTGCCAGGCACCACGTGGAATTCCACCAACGAAATGCCAGCAGCCAGCTGCGTCTTACCATTCTTCTTGGGGATAAAGACAAAGAACGAACGGAAACGCCTGAGTCCGTCGGAGGTGTACCAGCCATAGAGAGGGTCGATTATTTCGACTTGCTGGTACTCCGCCAGCTTAAACGGCTGGTTGTGAAACGCGTCCTTTCCGTGCGTTAGCCGCTTTTCAAAGAAATCGCGAACTGCCTCTGCTTTCTCGAAATCGAACCAGCAACCCTCCGCGACTGCGATTTCGTCTTGCATCGTGCGGATTTGCCCCGCCCAACCTTCGTCGGTGGCTCGCTGCATCTGCAGCTTGGACGGTATTCGCGATGCAAATTTGACGTTTCGCATTAACTTCCGCAGATTTTCAGAGCCACCGGGTCGCTGATATCCGCACCGCCGCCAAGCCCGAAATTTGTGACCAATCCAACGCGATACGCAGGTCCTAGCCCAAGCACTTTGAACCACCGATTGCAGTCACTGGCAAGCTCACGGCACATCTTGGCTGCTCCCGAGTAGTCTTCGCCCTCGGCCTTTAGTTCGTTGCGATTCTGGACTGCTTCGATCCACTGCGAGTAAGAATCGGCAAACAGTTCGAGGGGCTGCAGATCGGCGACAGTCAGCAGGTCGTAAGACCGCATGATGGCAGCGGTCTGCACGTAGACTTCGGCCGCCAAATCGCTGAGGTGTAGCGGTGCAGCAATCGCTTTAACAGCATCAGGCTCCGGTTCGTTTTCCGGCAACGGTCGCTTGCTGCGGTTGCCTTCCAGCTTGCGAATCACTGTCGGCTTTGGTGCTGGCCCTCTATGTCCCATTGGACTTCGCCTTTCTAGTGTTGCATGAAATGCAGGCCGGTTGCCAGTTGCGCTCATCCCAGAACAGCCTCATATCACCGTTATGGTCGATGATGTGGTCAACACACTCGGCCAGCCGGTTTTTGCAAATTGCACAGATGCGATTCTCAGGCCGCGATAGATACTGAGTGCTCGCAACCCGCCATCGGCGGTTGTAACCTCGTTGGTTTGCATTTTTTCGCGCCTCACCACAACGCTGGCAATAGCCGCCTACCTTGCGAGCTCCGCACTGTGCGCACAAACGTGTTTTACCTGTCTGTGCCACGACTTGCGGTCCTACCTGACTTCCAACCTGACTGCTCAAAGCTATCTCCTTTACTACAAAACGGCAAAACTACTCTGCCGGCAGCACGGCAATCGGAACCACCCGTGTCAGAGCACAGTACTCGTCCTCGGCAACAATGCCCGGACCAATCTTCGGTGCGAAACCAGACACAATCGGAAGCACTTCCCCGGATTCGTCCGGTGTGCCAGATAGCTCGCCGGTCTCAGAGTCGATGCTCAGCCACTCCGGTGCACCTGAGAGCGAAAGCCCCGTCAACTCCGACATCATGGGCGTGTACGACCATGGGGAACCGACCGTCGCATTGGGTATTGTTCCTAGCTCCAAGTAGCCCGAGGCATAACACGGTCGAATACACTCAGCCGGGTCGCCCCGCCATCTATCTTTGTGCCAGGTGGCAATTCCGTAGTAGCCTGCTTTGGCGTGATCCATCAAACCCTTGGCCGGAGCGGACGCATCGCCCCAGTTGTGAAGCTTCACTGTGCCTAGCTCCGCCCCAGCCCAGCTGTAAGTCCTCGCATAGGCAAACCTACCGTGCCCTTCAGGCATGTCTTCGATGAGCTTCGCGAAGCGTGGCGGAGTTTCGCCCACGCCTCCAGGGACAGGGCGTGTGTTCGTATCGCGTTTCGGCGGCTGATAACGCTCGCGTCGCAGCATCGCTGCCAGCCGTTCACCGCTCTCGCGCAGGATAGTGTGACCACGTCTCATTCGTTTCGCCCATGATTACGAAGTAGCGGCACGCTCTTAAAGTCCACTTCGACGAAGTCTGACCACCGACCGTAGACAGGGTCTTCGCCTGGGTCGAGCGGCTGCCCGTCGCCATCCAGCATCACTGGATCTTGTATGCCGCGCCCCTGGGCATCGACCAGCTGCCGATGTGCAATCTGCCCGGGCTGAATATCGCCGGGCGATATGAAACCACCGTTGCCGTCTACATCACCCGCCATCGCTCTCGCTGCCGTACCTTGGTCGAGTAGTAGCCAGTCCCAGCCTTCGGGATCGACAACGATTTTCATGGTAAGTTCGATGAGCGACGCGTATCCCCAGCGCATGCGCTGCATATCTATCGAGTCGATCAGCGCGGTGCGGGGCTCCCACGGCGTCATTTCGATGCCGTCTAAGTACAGGTGCCATCGCTTCGCATTCAGCTTGTTTTCGGCTTGGATGGTCGCTGGCGATATCAGTGGGCGTAGCCAGCGAATCGTCCAAATCCGAATCAGCCGCCGATGCTCTGGCTTGTTTGCAAATGGCTGCAACGCACTATTCACCAGCGGGGCGCGGCGAGGCGGCACAGCGGGTACAGGCGGATCTGCGTCGGGGTCACCAGGATCGCCATCGAATTTGCGCAAGTGCTGCTCGGCCAGCCCGCTATAGCCATCCAGATACCACGCGTCTTCAGCTGGCTCGAAGATGACCTGCGTCCTGCTCGACCAAGTTGGCTCCCAATCCTCAGGGTTTGTCGTGCGGTTGTTTGGCGTGGGATAGTCGCGGCTCTCGGGCCGGTCCTGGTCTAGCTCTTTCCACTCAACATCGACATGCCAGAGCTTTGAAGCGTTTTTGCCTGCAGATTCAACACGGATACGGTCACAGATAAGTAGGCCAGAACCGAGCTGCTGGAGAGTGGCTCGCGGGACCGGGTTGTCTTCTACAGCAACGAATAGCTCCGCAACGGTCGATTTGGCGATACGCTCGTCG